GCAATCCGTATCATCCGAGAAATGAGGTGTGCAAGCAATGGCAAATATCCAAGATACATCGTCTGGGAAAACGTCCCCGGAGCATTTTCTTCCAACGGCGGAGAAGATTTCCGCTGTGTCCTCGAAGCCATCTGTTCGGTCAAAGACAGCAGCATTTCAATTCCTCGACCTGCGGGAAAATGGACAAAAGCCGGAGAGGTTCTGGCAGAATCCTATTCCCTCGCATGGCGAGTTCTTGATGCACAATACTGGGGAGTGCCCCAGCGAAGAAAACGGATCTTTCTTGTCGCAGATTTTGACGGAGCAAGTGCCGGAAAAATACTATTTGAGTCCGAAGGCTTGTCAGGGTATTCTGCGGAGAGCCTCCGTGCGTGGCAAAGAACTGCCGGAAGTGCTGCGGACGGCTTTGGAACGGCAGGCTTGTGCTTATGTGACCAGGGCGGAGAACGCATAGACATTCTGAAAGAACGCACTGTCACCCTTCGGGCAGAAGCCCATCATCCGCCTTGTGTACTGGAAAATCATCCTACTGACAGCTGGCTTCAGATCTCTGAGAACGGAAAAGTACAGACACTGACTTCCAGATGCGGAACAGGCGGCGGAAATGTTCCGCTGCTGATGGATACACCAAAAACACTGAAGATTCGCTGCGGAAAAGCCGGCGGTGGAAAAGGCAGTCTGATACAGGAAAACAAATCTGCTACGCTGTCCTGCAACAATGACCAGACTGTATTTCAGCCGAAAGCATACGGTATCAGTTCCTTTTCCAGCAATGCCATGCTTTCCGGTAATCCGCACAGCGGCATTTATGAGGCAGACACTGCCCGTACTTTGGACACCAGCGACCAGTCACCAGCAAAAAACCAAGGCGGTATTGCTGTGCTGGAAAGTTATGCTTTGCAGGGTTCAATGATCGGTCGGTCTGACCAAAACGGACCGCAGGGCGGCGGTGTCAACAAAGAGGTCGCTTTCACTTTGAATGCCACTGACCATCATGCAGTGTATGCTGCTTCTACGGGAAATTTCAGCGGTGCATTTCGGGAAACGACCCCTACACTGCTGGCACGGGACCACAAAGACCCCAGCATCGTTTCCAGCGGTTATGCGGTTCGCAGACTGACACCGCAGGAATGTGCAAGACTGCAGGGATTTCCGGATCAATGGTGCAGTGACCTGGCATCGGAAAATCCTACAGAAGAAGAAATCGACCGATGGGCAGCTATTTTTGAAGAATACCGAAAAGCGGTAAAACCGGAGAGCCGTCCCAAAAGTCGAAAGATGGTACAGAAATGGCTGCAAGATCCATATCGTGATGCAGCAGAGTACCGCCTTTGGGGGAATGGCATCTGTCTGAATGTAGCTGTTTTTGTGCTTGCCGGAATTGTCTGGGCAGATTTGTGATCTGTTACAAATGACCGCCGAAACATTCTACACATCTCACAGTTGCTATCTGTGGAAAAAAGAGTTAACATATGTACTGCCGAAAGGCAAATCACCGAAAATCGGGAGGAAAACATATGATAATTGAATTTCATCTTGCAGGAGAAAATCGAAAGAAACTGGCATGGGCGATAGCCAAGATCATTGGAACAACGGCAGAATATCAGTATATGCCCACCTGTGCCTACAAAATCGGGGAATGCTACACTGTTACCAAGTCCGGTGATCTGGAAATCAGTGACCAAGCCGACCATAAGGAAACAGAACGGCTTCTTGCCGAACTGGCAAATCAGGGCTATGCTGTTCCGGACACATCAGAACCGGAATCCAAGGGCTTGACGGTACAGATGCCAGCCGATTTCTTCATGGAGCATACACTGGGCAATCTCCGGCAGATCTGCGAAAACAAGGCTGCCCTTTTTCAGGCAGCTTTTCAAACCGATTCGCTGGACATCATTCCGTCTGATGAAAAGGTGGAATTTCCATGGTTCACGGTCGAACAGGACGGTGATGCAGATGCCTACTGCACCTTCATTTCCATGCTCTGCGAATTTGCCAAGAACCAGAGCCGCATCAACCGCAAACCGGACACCTCCGACAATCCCAAGTACACCATGCGGTGTTTCCTGATTCGTCTGGGAATGGTGGGGGCAGAATTCAAGGCGGCAAGAAAGGTCATTCTTCGGCATCTGTCCGGCAATTCCGCATTCAGAAAGGTTGGTGATACTGCTGCAGTTTCCGAGTGAATCATATCTGGAACAGCTGCGAAAAAAGTACCCTGTCGGAACGAAATTACAGCTGATTTCTATGCGAAATGAAACATATCCGGTTCTTCCCGGAACAGTCGGCGAGGTCACGCACATTGATGATGCGGGCAGCATTCATATGCGGTGGGAGAATGGTTCTTCCCTTGCTCTGATTCCCGAAATCGACAGTTTCCAGACCGTATCCAAGGCAAAAAAATAAGGCGAAACCTTCTCCATTGTACGGTATGTTACCATACAATCGCAAGAATTGCAAGAGTGTATTCTACACAATCTTTTGACCTCATTTTCTGTAGATTTAGCCACTTGCTATCTCCTCCGTTTAGAGTTAATATGGTTACAACAAAAGGAAAAAAGCCCGAAACTACGGAGGAAAACATTATGAACGCTAAAACAGAAAGACAGATTGAAAACCTGAAAAAGCAGACCATTGGCGTGGAGATTGAGATGAACCACATCACCAGAGAACGGGCTGCCAGACTTGCCGCCGACCATTTCGGCACGGGCAGATACGAATACACCGCCAGCCGAAACGGCTACAGCACTTGGTCGGCATGGGATGCACAGGGCAGAGAATGGAAATTCCAGAAAGACGTCAGCATTGCAGGATGCGATGCCGAAAAGTGCGAACTGGTCACACCGATTCTGAAATACGAGGACATTGAAACCTTGCAGGAACTGGTACGCAAACTCAGAAAAGCCGGAGCGATTTCCCACGCCGGAGTTGGTGCAGGCGTTCACATCCACATCGGAGCGAATGGACACACACCGCAAACCCTGCGAAACCTCGCCAACCTTATGGCGAGCCATGAACGACTGATTGCAGATGCCCTGAAAATCGACCAAGGCAGAATGAACCGATATTGCAGAACGGTCAATCCCCAATTCATCGAACAGCTGAACCGAAAAAAGCCCACCAACATGGCACAGTTCGCAGACATCTGGTATACGGCGAACGGTGCAAATTACGGCAGAAATCAACACTACAACGACAGCCGATACCACATGCTGAACTATCACGCAACTTTTACAAAAGGCACAATTGAATTCCGGTTATTTCAATTCGACAAGCCTGCCAACGGCAGGAAAAACGGACTTCATGCCGGACAGCTGAAAAGCTACATACAACTTTGCCTTGCCCTTTCCGAAATGGCAAAGGGACTACGAACCGCCAGTCCGAAACCACAGCAAACGGAAAACCCGAAATTCGCCATGCGTACATGGCTGATCCGGCTGGGATTGGTCGGCGAGGAGTTCGCCACAGCGAGAAATTTTCTTACCAAGAACCTTGATGGCGATGCAGCCTTCCGGTTCGGCAGATAAAGAGACAGCCTTTTGCTACCAGCTACACCAGACCGCTTCGGCGGTCTTATGGTGGTGAAAGGGTATCCCTTTCAGAAAGGATTTGATCACATGAAAAAGTTTTACCTTGCCTACGGCAGCAATCTGAACGTGAAACAGATGCAGTTCCGCTGCCCGGATGCCAGAATTGTGGGGACTGCGGAGATCCCAAATTACCAGTTGCTGTTCAAAGGCAGTAAGACCGGTTCCTATCTGACCATCGAACCCAAGCAGGGCTGTACCGTTCCGGCGGCAGTCTGGTCGGTGTCGGAACGAGATGAACTTGCCCTTGACCGCTATGAGGGGTATCCCCATTTCTACTACAAAACGGAACTGGAACTTTCCCTTGCAGAAACCGGGAA